ACCGAAATGATCCGGTAGCCTTTGTTGAGCAAGTCCTCAACCAATCCCCTGATCCTTGGCAAAAGGAATTCCTAAACGCAGTCGCCAGTGGCGAGAGGAAGATCTCAATCCGCTCTGGCCACGGCACAGGTAAATCCACTGCAGCCAGCTGGGTGATGCTTCACTATTTGATCACCCGCTACCCCGTAAAGATCGTTGTAACAGCCCCAACAAGCGCCCAGCTTTTTGATGCCTTGTTCGCAGAGCTAAAGCGCTGGGTGAACGTGTGCCCGGTTGCCATCAAAGAGCTATTGGAAGTGAAGTCCGACAGAGTGAGCCTCAAGGCCGCGCCTTCTGAGGCTTTCATAAGCTGCCGAACATCCAGAGCAGAAACCCCAGAAGCGCTCCAGGGCGTACACGCCGACAACGTATTACTGATCTGCGATGAAGCATCTGGCATCCCAGAGGCTGTGTTTGAGGCTGCAGCTGGCTCTATGTCGGGTGAGCACGCAAGCACCATCTTGCTAGGCAACCCAACCAGAAGCAGCGGCTTTTTCTTCGACACGCACCACCGCATGTCAGGCGATTGGTGGACCCGCAAGGTCAGCTGCATAGACTCGCCCAGGGTGAGCGATGACTATGTAAGCGAGATGGCCAAGCGCTTTGGCGAAGAAAGCAATGCTTACCGGGTGAGGGTGCTAGGGGAATTTCCCCAGAGAGATGATGATACGGCCATCCCGCTGGAGCTTGTCGAGAGTGCGCAGCGCCGGGACGTAATCATCACTGACGATGAGCCTATGGTCTGGGGGCTGGACGTGAGCCGGTTTGGCTCTGACAGATCTGCCCTGGCTAAAAGAAGAGGCCGCGAGTTGGTGGCCATCCAAACTTGGCAAGGCCTCGACCTAATGCAGCTGACCGGCGCAGTGGTGGCGGAGTATGAAAGCCTGCAGCCGCGCAACCAGCCCGTGCAAATCAATGTGGACAGCATTGGCTTGGGTGGTGGCGTGTGTGACAGGTTGCGAGAGCTTGGCCTGCCTGCCGTGGGCATAAATTCAAGCGAGTCGCCTTCATCGAAGCAGACGTATATCAACTTGAGAGCTGAGTTGTGGTTTAAGGTTAAAGCCTGGCTAGAGGGCCGGGACGTAAGCATTCCCAAAGACGATGACTTGCTGGCCGAGCTTGTTAGCGCCAAGTACAAATTCACATCAAGCGGCAAGATGCAGCTTGAATCTAAAGACGCTATGCGCAAGCGCGGCCTTCGATCTCCCGACTTGGCAGACGCGCTCTGCCTCACATTTGCCTCTGACGCAATCTCTATGGCTGGCGGCAAAAGCCAAGCCACCAACTGGCAAAAGCCGCTCAGGCGAGGGCTGAATATAGTCTGAGTGGTAAAATGAACCCCAACTAATCACCACATGTGGGGTTCGCTGGATGACTAATAAAACCTATCGCCGGGGACCGGGCGGCGTTGCTGACGCAGCCGCTGACATTGAAAAATTAATGTCCCGCCAAGCGCCCGCAGAAAAAAAGCAAAGTAAAAAGAAGGCCAAGTAGTTGGCTGGCATTCTTGATTACTTTAGGCAGATGGGCGACCTAAGCGCAGCCGAACTGGAGGCGCTTAATGCCTCTGCGCAATCCATAAAACCAACACCAGGCCAATTAGGCTACGTTGGCGCAAGCATGGCACCGATGTTTGCGACATTAGATACGCAAGGTTTGGCGGGTCGAATGCCCATCGGCAATGAAACACTCCAACAGGGATTGCTTGCGCCAGGTGTATCAATGCGCGAAAACCTAGCCCAAGGCAATCTTTTTGACGCCAGTATGCAGGGCCTTGGGCAGCTAGGCGACGCCGCGTATGCGATCCCCTTAGCCGGGCCGGTGATTGGTTCGGTAATGAAGGGCGGCGCAGCAATTGGCAAGGTAGCCAAGGCTGGCCGTGCAGGCAACGTGCCCACAGATGTTCCCAAGGTGAAGTTTGAGGGTGACAGTGCGCCACAGGCTCTGCCAGAGGGCACTCAGCGCACATTCCAAACGACCGGAAAGTATCGCGGTGCGCCAGCTGGCATGAATAGTTCACAAAAGCTATCCGCCATGCAGCGCAAATTGCGTGACTACGCAGGGCGCGGTGCTGACTTTCGTATGTGGTACGAAGATACCAACGAATTTGTACGCAGGCAGACAGAAAATCGACCTGGTCGAATAGATCAGTACGGCGCCACTGCTGCGATCACCAGCCAAGGCACCAGCGTACCTGCAAACGCGACAATGGCCATGAAGGGCTACAACCAAGCCATCTCTGGCAACCCGGTGCAGACAGGTCGATTCCCAGCTACTCAGAGTCCAGCCATTGAGGCAGTGTTCTCTGGTGAGTCGTCACCCCTGGGACCAAAGCGCGAGCCATTTTTCCAAGCACTTGTGCAAGACCCCAGCAGGCTTAGGCAAACAAACGATATCCGCCAGGCTAGGGCATTCGGTTATCAAAACGCAGACGGCACAACATTTGACGGTGGTCTGAGTGACGCTCAGCACCGGTTCATGGATGAAGAGACAGACAAGCTGGTGCAGTTTGCTAACGAGAATAAACTTGGGGGTGCAGCCGATTGGAATCGTGACCGCGTCCAGGCTGCTATATGGATCGCGCAAAAGTCAGAAGAAGAGGGTACGACGATTGCAGAAGCTGGTCGTATGTTCCAAGACTTTACGCCGCAGGCAACAGTACGCACCGAGGCAGCGCCATCTGCATCCATTAACCATTTATCCGGGCTTCAAAACGACCCACAAATGATGGCTCAGTTTAGTGCAGCCCAAGATCAACTTATGCGCACCCCTGGCGGTCTGGACTACTTAACTGCGCAGTCTGGTGCTATGTCTGATCCGATGTACACCGGCGCTGGTATGTATGAGGGTGCCAGTAACCCTGGTGTCGGCATACCCGTTTCTGTGGGCAAGGCGGACGTAGAGTCAGTTGCGCTAAACCCAGTAACCGGTGAGCGTGTGAATGCACAAACCATTGACCCGGCATCAAGGCAGGTAGTCGAAGCGACAGCCGCGATGCAGGGCTTGCTGCGTGCCCAGGATACCGTTGGTTACACGATGCTTACGAAGGCACCGAATGCTGCATCGCGTAACGCTCTGGATGTAAACCTGGGACGCACGATCACACGCGACGAGTTGCTAGAGCTAGAACAGCGAGTAAACGCCACGTTTGGCGGTGACAATCTAATCCTGCTGCACTCAGAAAACGGTGTGCAGATTGTTACGCCAACTGACGATGCGCTTTCTGCGCTGTCTGCAGGTACGCCCAAGGGTAAGACGCCAGCTTGGCAGAAAGAGCTAGCAGGCATTGTTGAGGATGTACTGCCGGTTAAAGGCAAAGAATTTCAGCTGAACACAGGAAGGTTGGTCGGTGACACTGAGCAGTGGACTTATCGACCCAGCCAATACTTAGGGCCTATTGAGGCCGTGGGGCCTGAGATGCGCGGGTTGCTTGATCAGGGTGCGGCGAAGATCGCGCCAGAGTTGGAAAAACTTGATGCGGGCTTGGTAAACGACCTGCCTGGAGCGGGTGACCGTAATGTGATCGTGACTACTGTTCGTCAGGCTCTGGCAACTGGGGGAATTGCAAAAGTGCGGCAGTTGGTTGAGCAAGGCGTTCTGCCTGTTGTAGTGCTTGGCGTTCTAGCTGCCGGTTCAACTCCTCAGTCAACCACTGAACGTCCCCAGTCCGGGCTTCTGTGACCAGATTATTAAAAATATCACGCAGTCGCGCTTCTCTGGCCTTGCCAGATTCGGTGCTTCCATCTAGCGCTTCTGTGATTTTTACAACGTCCATACCGGAACTATAACATGGCCGAACTATACGACGAAGAATTTATTGAAGAAGACCCAAGCATGGGCGATGAAGAACTGCAGGCCGCGATTACGCAGGCCATTGAAGACGCAGTTGATTTCATTGATAACACTATCAGTCCGCTGCGTGCTACCGCCGCTGAATATTACAACGGCGAGGCACTGGCCTCTGGCGAAGAGGGCCGCAGCACAGCGCAGACTATGGACGTGCGCGACACAGTGCAGGCCATGCTACCCAGCC